GATCCTGGTATAAGGTCTTGATCTAAGTCAACATTAATATCGATAGTATCGTTTCCTTGATTATCACCTATAATAATATTACCTGCTTCTGATAAATCACCACCTAATGTAATGTTACCTGTTAGGTATACATTACCGTATACGTTTGTACTAGAGTAAATGTCTACGCTGCCTGTGCCGCTAGGAACAAAATCTATACTTTGGTTTGAGTTTATACCCGATATTACATTTCCGTCAAAACGTAAATTATCAGTTTCCATTATATCGTGTTCTAATAACGGATCTCCAGAATCCATATAAACGTGTATAGGACCGTGCGTTGTAGAAAAGTATCCGTCTGCATTAAGTATGATAGTACCATCAACAGTAATACTGCCTGTAGCAGATAAATTTGTAGTTCTTATGTTAACTGGAGAGTCAAGATCGTAGACTGGAACATCAGTATTAATACCAATTCTTCCATTTGAAACATCTAAGTGTAGTATGTGATTTGAATCGTAAGTAGAATTTTTAACATAGAGATCTATGTCGTTACGTACAAGAACGTCTTCTAAAAGAGCGCCACCAATTCTACCAAGTTGTCCTGCCATTTATTAGTTTGCAAAGCCGTAGTAGACAGTTACGTATTTTGCTAAATCAACTGCTGAAGCAAATTTTAGATATGTTCCAGTTAATCTAACTTCGCCGTCTCCTGTGGCTGCACCTCCGCTGTCGTCATACGTGAATACTGTACCTACCGCGTTACTAGATGATCCAACAAGTGTAAAGTCTGTAGTTCCAGCGGTTGTTATAATGTATTCTGTTCCGTTTACCATTGATGTGGCAACAATTTCTTCTCCTGTTCCGTCTGCACCTAAATAAGGATTGTCAATAGTATCAAAGTTAGTTGAAGAAATTTGCATAACATTTTCAACTAATACAATAATGTTATCGTCTGATTGTGGTTTTTGAACTAGTGGTCCAAAAATCTGTGCTGTAGCATCCCCTGGACCGTATGTAGATTTTGTAATTGCTGAAGCACCCGGTGCTCTAATAACTTCCCATACACCGTTAATATATCCTTCAAATGAATTAGTATCTGTATTGAAACGTAAATAACCGTTTCCTGGATATGTTGCGTTGCCTTCTGCTGGTTGTCTTACACTAGTAACATCAGGACGCTCTGATTCATTACCTTTTGGCACCATAACAGCACCATTAAAATCCATAACAGCACGACCATACGGGTTAACCTGAAAGGCGTTGTCGCTTGGACTATAACGTGATGTGTTTTGTGATTTTAAAAATTTCATTTATTATACCGGTAATGTGCTCACTGTAGCAGAAACCAAAGCGGCTGTACTTGTGCCAACCCAAACTTCGTCACCGCTATCTAAAATAATTTTTTCATCGCTGAAAAATACAGTTTCGCCTGCTGGAATAGTTAAATTACTAACAATTAAGTTACTTCCTGTTGCAGTATCTGCTGTTTCACCGCTCTGTACAAGATAGATATTAACAGTTACAGTATTAACAGACTCGTCTGTTACATCAGGTGTACCTACATTACATAAAACCATCGTTGTAATTGCACTTGCTTGCCCTGTTACACTGCCACCTATTGATCCGCCTGTTGTAGAACTTGTATACACTTTAACTGGACTGTTAACAGCAATCGAATCAATTAATTTAATTGTTCCTTCTGGATTGTGATAATTCCTAATCATTTTTTTCTCTTAAAATATCATACTAAAAAGTAATGCTCTATTCTTACTTACCAACTCGCCAGTTCTTTTAATTGATTCTGAACTGTCATTTACAAAGTATACACCTGATACACCTTGTCCTGGATCAGCACCGTAAACTAATGTAGAGTTTGCTACATAAGCAGGAGTACCTGCAATTTGTTCTAATTCTACAGCATAGTTTGTTTGAAGTTTACCAGTTCCTTGTGTTCTAATATAAACATTAGCATTAGTATCGTTGTTTGTAATTTCGTTACTTACAAATTCTAATCCTTGTATTGTCGCACGAGAACTAAAAAATTGAGAGTTTAGATTTCCATCTACGATAACGGTGATAGCACTTTCACCAAACGATGTAAAACCTGTTTGATCTTCAAATGCTGCTAATGATCCTGGTTCGTCTGCTAAGTTAGGAGTTATATCCTTGTCAGCAATAATAATACGACTATCGCCGCCGGGTGCAGCACCTGGTGATTTAATTTGATATGTAGGACTTAACTGGATAGCATCATCAACATATTTTTTGTTTGGTATGTCGTCATCGTCTGTAACTTGATCTTCGTAATTGAGTGTTCCGTTAACTTTAACAACTCCAGTACCTGTGCCGATTAAGATTAAATCGCCACCGTCTGTGTCAGTATTTGTTAAAATTTCTTTTACACGAATTTTACTTTCGGCATAGTTAAAAACACTTTCAGGTGATCCGTGTGCAAACAACCAAGTATCTGTTGTTTCATCGTATACAATAGAAGCAGGACCTTCAGCACCTGAATTAACTGCTGTACCTATACCTCTATCGATTTGGATACCGGAGTATCTTAATGATACTCCTGCTCCAGTTTCACCTGAGTTAAGAACAATAATGTTATCAACGACGTCTAAGTTTTCAGCAGATACTGTTAAAGTATCACCTTCAACTAATAAGTTACCTGTAACTCTTACTTCACCAATTCCGTTACCAGTGTCAAGTGTAATTCTTGCACCTTCAGAGGTTTTGATGTTATAATCGCCGTTAGTTTGTACAAATTGTCCCATTCTACTCTATCCTAAGATTAAAATGGTGTTAAGATCAATAATGATTCTGATGAATCGTCTTGTGCTTCCCACTTATAACGTGTACCGTTCCAATCTGTAGCGATTCTGTTAGTCATTTTCTTAATAGTAATTGGATCACTACCGTTGATTAAACCAACAATTGAAATTTCGTTAGCACCGTTTGGAGCAATCTCATCTACTAGAAAACCAGTAACGTAAGTTGAACCATCGTATACTTTAAATTTATTTGTACCTTTTTGTGCAACAATATAACCTTCTACTGAAGAAGATCCATCGTAAAATCTGCACGGGATAGTTGGAGCAGCATCAGTACCTGTTGCACCAAAGTTTCTTGAATTAACTGGACGTCCCATTTGTTTCTCCTTATATTGACGTTCTAGGTCTACGCGGTCGGTTTCCGCATAAGTCCTCATCTAGAGGCTCATTCCTCTTTGACAAATGTATTTATCTTCTACTCAACATTGCCATCAATTCGATCTTTTCAACAGTTTTTAATATTCTGTTAATCTCATCAATTTCAACCTGAGCGTTTTCAATATGTACATTACTTTTTGTTTGTCTATACTTTACAAGCGATTTACTATAGTTTGTAATATGGTTTTCAATAGCGGTTTCAATACGTGAGACATCCTTTCTAAACATAGAATGACGATCTGCCATTTTACGTAGATATTTTCTTAGTTCGGGAAAGTCTTTTTCGCTGTGTATTTCCATAACAGTATTTAACAATCATAAAAAAAGGGCAGTAAAAACTGCCCTTTTAAGTACACTATAAAGTGTGTTTTTGCTTATGCAAAACGTAGGTTTGCGCTAGTTACAGCAACCTTACCTAAGTAGTCAGCCGCATTACCTAGAGATGATGCAGTGTTAGTTAACTCTACATAACCATATCTAGTCATAAACGAAACTACTGGCTCGAAGGTTGACGGATCTAGTACAACGCCGCTGCTCATCAATGGAATGTATGGGCAGTAGAACGCTGCTGCGTCTGATTCGCTTGAACCTTTGTAACCAACAATAACGTCATCACTTGTAGCATAACCGTTTACATATACTTTCATAGCACTGTTAAGAGTACCAACAAACTTAGTGTTTGTAGGTGCTTCAAAAGTACCTTCTGTAGTACGTGCAAATGCTGAAGTAGTAGCAGATTGTAACAAAGTTAATACTGTTGGTGAAACAACAGCCCAGTTACCTGCGCCACGACGTGTACGTTGTGCAATCAAGTTAGAAACACGATTGATTTGAACTGCTAAAGCAGCGTGCTCATCACCAACGAAAGTAGCAGTACCGCTAACAGCAGCCTGATCGTAAGTTAATGCAGCAGTACCAGCCAAAGTAGATAAAGAAGCAAGAACTTCCTGATCAATTTCAGCGGTAATTTCTTGAGCCAAAGCAGCCATAATTTCTGCTTCAACATCAATACCTTGCTGTGCTTGAGCATCTTGTGCTGATTCAAAAGTCCAACGTGCTGATAATTTACGTGACTTCGCTTCAACTGTTTGCTTTAAGATTTGGATTGATAATCTGTTACCAGCCTCACCTTCTAAAGCAGCAGTGTTAGCAGCCTTATCATCAGCAGCACCTGAATAACCTTCAGCAATCTTGAATGGGCTTAGTGCCTCTTCGCCTGCTGTAGTATCAGTGCCTGAAGTACTGTTAAATGAGTCAGCATATCTTACACGTAAAGTGTGGATCTGTCCGACTGGACCAGTCATTGGTTGTACACCTACCAACTCGTTAGCAATAACTGTTGGCATAACACGTCTAATTACTGGAAGAATTACACGATTTAAAGTTGCAACGTTGCCTGCAGAAGTAGCACCAGCAGTAGCACTCTCTGACAAATACTTGCGAGTATTTTCTAGAGTAGCAGCCATAACTGAACGCTTGTTACCTTGAAGACCCTCTAAAAGAGCATCTTTGGTTTCTGACCAGCGACTTTCAAGTAGTTGTGACATTTTCTATTTCTCCTTAAATTTTAAGCCCCGCAAGTCTGCGGATGTCAAATATCTCAGCACCTTTTTCTTCTGTGCTGTTTGATTGTGCCTGTGGTTTATCGCCTGTGATTTCTTTGCCTTCTGTCAACGCCTGCTTCGCTGGTCTACCACCGTCCATAACAGCCGGTAAGTATTTGTCGAATGCAGCGTGTAGTTTGTCGGTCTTAACAGATTCTAACAAATCGCTCATTACTTCGCGTTTGTCGCCATTTAAAGGACCAAGTAGTTCTGACATAACATCTTTACGTTGTGCTGACTCTTTGACAACTTTAATTTCTGCTTCTTTTGACTCGACTAAGTCTTTTGTTTCAGCAACAATTTTTGCTGCCTCTTCAAGTTCTTGTTCTTTCTGCTTAACAACTTTCATTAGTTTAGCAGTTTCACTCTTCTCGTTAAGGTGGCTTGTTGCATATTCACTTGCAAAACTTTCAAAAATTCTGCGTCCAAAGTCGTTCTTACGTGCTTCTTCAATGTCTTCTTTCAACTGAGTCATTTCAGAACGTAAGCCTTTGCCTACAGTTTCTGTAACTAACTTAGTAGAATTTTCAATGAACTCTTTCTTAATTGCTTCAAATTTTGCCTTGCTTTCGCGAACCAATTTAACCTTAGTTTCTGCAAGATCTTTCTTATCAGCGTGGAATTCTGCAATCTCTTTTGCAAGAGCGTCTACAATGAAAGATTCCAATTTAGCGACATTACCTGCTACACTTTTACGATCTTCGTGAAGTTCACCTAATTCTTTCTTAAGATTCTGCATTACAAATGACTCAAGAGCCACTGCATCGTCTTTCATCTTAAGAGCGTATTTGGTTTTCATATCAATAAGACCTTGACGATCTTCTGCAAACTCAGTTAGTTCCGCTTCAATACGGTCTGCTAACATTGACTCTACAGCCTCTACCATTACAGTCTTATCGTGCTCATACTTCTGAGCATACTCTTCACGAAGCGCAGTAGTAACTTCTTCTTTTGCTTCGTTAATTTTTGTTTCCCAAGCGGATTCAATTTCCGATAGGGTATCTTCGGAAATCACATTGTTTTCAAACAATTGTTTAACTAAGTCTAGCATATGTGATTCTCCTTCGTTATTTGAGTCCAGAAATAATTTTCTTAAGACTCTCCGCTATATACTTTTGTGCCTGTATGTCGCCTTTCACTTCTTGCGCTAATTTATATGCCTGATACCCACCTTTATTATTCATTAGGTGTTCATAAACTGGTGTAGGATAAGCACCCGGAGCACTTGGTTGAGCAACAACGTCAACTGTAATAATTTCAAAACCTTGAACATTACCGCCTTCGTCTACTTCACCACTGCCTCGTGAACTTACGCCTAATTTGACTCCGCTTTTTAGCATTGTTTCTACTAATTGGCCCATTGGAGTCGGTAAGAGTTTTAGTTTTCCGTAACCGTTTGGACCGTCCATCCACATTTTTGTAATCATATGACTGACACGGTCCAAGTTGATACGTAAATCTTCAGGGTGGTCAACTTCGCCTAACACAGAGTATCCGCCAGAGATCTGTTCGTTGAGTGTCTTGACAGCCCTATCAATTTCAGTAGAAGAATAAACACGCTGGTTTGCGTTACGGATGTCGCCTTGAATGCAAATACCATTCAAGTACATTGACTTACCGTTTTTGTCTTCCCCTTCCTCAAGAGTGATCTTAGCCTGGTCAAAACTCAGATGTTCTGTTAGAGTAGTATGCACCTTTATTGCTCCTCTAATTATCTACGGCCACGGAAAAGTGAGTCAGTGTTATCAGCACCGCTTTCGCTGTCTGATGCACCACTTTCGTTACTCATTTTAGTTGCGCCTTTAGCGCCTGGAACGTTAACGTTACCTGCATTATCTTCTTTAGGCTTATCTGCTGAACCACCTTTCTCGTCAGCGCCTTGTGCGATATTACTTGCAGTACCGCCCATATCGTTCTTACCAGCAACGATTGATTGCTTTTGATCTGCTGCGTCAGTGTTTGATGGAGCACCAACTTTTTCAACGTACTCACGTACAGTTGCTAATTCAGCATCAAATTCGTCTTCCATTTCAATTGCTTCTTCTTCTGCTTCTTCGTCGCCCATTTCTTCAGCGTCGTCGTCACCTTCTTCGCCTTTAAGTTCGTCGAATTTAGCCTGTAATTCATCAACAATTGCGTCTAAATCTTGGAATAATTCTTCTTCGTCTTTCTCGCCTTCTTCATCACCTTCGTCGCCAATTTCTGCTTCTAGGTCATCAGTAGCGTCGCCGCCCATATCTGCATCCATTTCGTCGTCTGCTTCAATAGCGATATCTTCAAAACCTTCTTCGACTTCTTCGTCGCTTGACTCTTCAACTTCTTCGTCAGTTGATTCATCAACTTTTCGTCGTCGCTTGACTCTTCAACTTCTTCGTCAGTTGCTTCGTCTACTGCTTCTTCTTTTTCTTCAGTTGCTTCATCTACTTCTTCTTCCATTTCTTCTTCAATTAAAGATTCATAGATTTCACGTGATTTTGCAACAACGTAATCGTGGAATAATTCTTCCGCTTTTTCTTGATTTTCGTTCACCAAATGCTCAAGCATCTGTGATAATAATTCTTTGTCTGCCATTTGTAATTCTCCTATTAATATATGGTAAGGCTATCAATGTTATTTACATAATACTTACAAAAACACCATTAAATGGTGCTTTTTTGACTCATTTTGCCAGATAAGTAGTGTCCTCAAATGTATTTTCAAAGTCTTGATATGTAATATGTCTTAGGTTTGTTAGGTGTTTACCTAGTCTATCCGGTATAAAACCGTCATTTTCCATCACTCTAAAGAACTTTATATGCTTAAATTCTTTAATTACACGCTCCGTTTGGCTTAGCCAATTGCCAAAAAACGTTGCAGAATCTGTTGATTTTTTATAGTTAAACGTATCTGCGTATATGTTATTCAACTTTCCACTTAACCCTTGAAAGTCAAATCCGTGAATGAATATTTGTTCGTGTCCGTTTGCAGCAGCAAACCATAATGCTGTAGGACCACTAGACCAACCTTTATGAGGCGAAAAAAAGTTTATATGTGTTTTTGTTGTAACACCTTTATTAGGATTAGTCCATACAGAATGATCTCTATGATAACCAGATTGAATTATTTCGTTGACCATTTTAACGTCAACTGCTACAAGATGGTGGGGATCAAATTCTCTGTATTGCGCATTGCATCCGTAAACTGTTCCTAGATCTAATAAACGCTCTGGTCTTACGTTTAATCTGCTAGTTCCGTTTCCTAATACAAATGCTGGGTCGTTAGGCTTCTGCTTCTTCAACTGGGGTACCATACATTTGTCTGATAAAGCCCAGCTCGGATTCTCTTTCTGCCTCGTGAGCTTCGGCCTGCATTCTTAATTGATTAATTTGACGCAGGGTTAGACGAATCTTTCTTGTATCTGATGAATCAAGCACAGAAGAATCACGCTCACTGTCATATCTGCGATCGACTGCTATGTCGTTAGTTGAATCGTTAAAATATATAAATTCTTTAAGAAGCATACTTGTATTTATTCCTTATGCCGCAGGTTCTGCTGGTGCTTCTGCTCCGCCTTCTGCTGGTGCTTCTGCTGCCATATCTGCTGGTGCTTCCGCAGTTTGTGTATCTATTTCAGCACTCATACCTTCCGGAGTAACCCCTACACCACGTAGTGCTCCTGCCGCATCCTGTGGAGGTTGTAAGTTGCCACCATTTTCTTCCATCCACATACGTTCGTTTTCTTTGATTTCTTCTTGTGTCATACCTAAGAAACGTCCCATAGCAAAACGTTTTGATAAATGTGGAATTTGCATAACCTGTGCAAATAATGCAACACGAGTAGTATCAAGTTCTGCTTGTCTATAAGCAGCAAAGTTTTGTGGTGGATTAAACTTTAATTCGTACAAACTAGGATCGATATTGTAACCGTTTGTTTGTAACCATAATTTAAATTCAGTGTCAAATGCTTCAACAATATTGCTTTGTAATCTTTCGCAGTATTTGTTAAAACGTAATTCTTGGATATATGCTGTTCCAACTTTACCGTCTGCAACAGTATTAGGTGTTTCATCAATAGCAGTTGGCAGATAAGAACTTGGAATTCTTAAAGCACGGAATAACTTGTTTGTAAAATAACGTAAGTCTGTAATTTCACCTAAGTTAGTACCACCTGGAAGTGTTTCTACTTTAGAACCGCGTCCTTCAGCGGT